ACATTTGAGGAACGTGGAGCAGGAGGCACACGGCTAATCTGGGATCATTCGGAACTTGCCGGAAAAATCCTGGAGCTTCGGGAAGATGATTATGGTCCTAGGGCTACAGTTAAATTTAATCTTGCAACGGAAGCTGGTAAAAAGGCCTATGAACATGTACGGGCCGAAGATGTGAAATGTTTTTCTTTCGGTTTTAACACGAGAAAAGCTAATTGGAAAGGTTCCATTCGTAATATTACAGATGTGGATATGCTCGAATGTGGACCCTCTGTTTTTGAAGCAAATCACAATGCGTTAATTACAGATATTAGGAGTACTGACTTTAACGAAACGGTAGCAGACAATGAACTCCGAAACCGTGGGTGGAAACTGTTCTGGGGCCTGGAAGAAACAATTGATGACATCTATTGGGAAGGTTACTCGAATAATGTTAGTGCTACAAGTGTTATCTCAAAGGTTGACACTGCCATTAGTGCGTTTCATGGAAGTTATATGGCATGGCTGCAGGAGTATTATGGGGATGAGCTTGACGAAACGAGAACAAGACCCCCCATTTCAACCTGTTCCACTGTTGCGCAGTTTATCGCAACAGTAGGGCCGGAAGAACTTGTTAGTAATACATCACTAACTGTAGCTGAGGTTCGATCCCTGGCAAAAAATAAGCTACTCCCGATTGAATCTCGGGGTAAACTTGAATCCCTTGCTCCGGAGCTGTCAAAACGACACCAGGAGCTTCGTAGGACCAAAATTGATGAGCTCTGTGCTGAACTCCGCACAGCAGGCCTTGACAACGGTGACAAGCAAAGGATTGAAACTCTGCTTGGAAAAACGAAACCCATTAATGAAACAACAGATACTGGGGAATTCTTTACCGAACTCCGTAGCAAGTTGTTTAAAAATGTAACCAACAAATAAGAGGAGAAGTAACAAATGCCCAACGCCGAAATCAAAGCCTTAAGGGATGAGATGGGAACTACCTTTGAAGCATTTAAGGTAGCAAATGATGAAAAACTTGCAGCTTCTGAGAAACGCCATGGAGTAGTGCTTGCTGAACATGTGGAGAAAGTTGAAACCCTTAATTCGGAAATTACAGAACTCCGTACTGCATTGAGAGATGCAGAAGTTCGTTCCAAACGTCCAGGAAATCAGACCACAGGTGTGGTTGGTGATGAAGTAAAGACTCCTGAAATGGAGCTCCGTTCTGCAGCCTACGAAAAATATATCCGGTATGGCATGGGCGAAAGTGCTGCTGTTTCTATGTCCCCAGAAGAACGAAGAGCCCTGGCTGGTACCTCTGATACAGATGGTCAGTTTCTCGCTCCCGCTGAATTTGAATCCAATCTTATTGTGAAGGCATTCAATCGTGCAGAAATTCGCCCTCTCGCACAGGTCGGTACCACAGGTCGTGATACGGTCAAAATGGGTGCCTTGTCCAAACCCATTGTGGGATGGGGCAGCCGAGGCTTAGAAGTCCCCAAACAAACCCTTACTGCTGGTGGGGCGACCATCAAGATTTGTAACTTGCGTGCCCTTGCATTAATTTCCAATGATACTCTGGACGATGCAGAAGCCAATATCATGGCGGAACTGGAAACTCAGTTTGAGCAAGCCGTTGCTGAGGCCGAAGATGATGCATTTGCTACAGGAGTTGATCCGAATTCCCCCAGTGGTATTGTTGCCAATGTCGCTGTTCAGGCCAATTTCACAAAATCAGGGATTGCTGCACTGCTTACAGACGATACTCATAATGGTTTTGATGCAATGAAGACCATGTTCTATGGACTTAAAAAGTCATATCGCAGAAACTCCACCTGGGGTATGAATTCTACTGTTGAGTCAATTCTACGACTCGTTAAAGATGCTGATGGTCGTTATATCTGGGACCCCAATCTTGATACAGACGGTGTTGTCAAGCTGTATGGTCGTCCTGTCGTCAATCCTGAAGGAATGCCAGACATCGCTGCTGGAGCCATTCCCATCTTCCTCGGTGATGTCGGTGCTGGCCTAAAAATTCGAGACCGTTCTGGTATTACCATTATCAGACTGACCGAATTGTATAGCGGGAGTGATCAAACTGCCTTCCAGTTGAAAAAGCGCGTTGGGTCAGCTGTAACCCTGCCTGAAGCTTTCCGGGTCCTTAAAATCGCTGCATAATCACTGAAACCTTATTGATTCAACAACATACATAAACCTATTAGGTCATAGGTTTAAGGAGAATACGAATGAATGATCCAGGATCAAATTTTAATATCATTGATGTGTTGCCTGCCCTGTCAAGAACAGTAGATACCTATGAAACAGAAGCAATCGACCATTCTGTATCAGGCAGATCCGCATCCTTCCTATTGTCTTGTGGAACTTTTGATACGTCACTTGCGGCCACGGTACAAATCTCTGCAGACAATTCAACCTGGGAAGATCAGACTGCTGATGGGTCAGGTAACGATCTGTCTGGCTCAATTGCTGAAGCTGATTCACTCCAGTTGGATATTCCGAATCCAACTAAGCGTTATACCAGGCTTTCTGTTGTTGCAGGAGGAACCTGTGTTTTCGGGGTAACAGCCATAGCCGGACCCAAAGAATATATTGACCCAGGTATTGCTACACTTGATTAACGATTAGTAGTTACCTATAGCGATGACTACTGCCATCCCCCCATGATACCATTAACTGGGATTTCGCTGGGGAGATGGCCCTACCATATGGAGATTAAAATGGAACTAACATCTTTTTCGGACCTCAAAACCTTGCTGGAACTGGAATCTGATGAAGCTGGGGACTATCCGTCACTTACTCTGATTGGTGGGGGTGTTAATGCTGCTATAAGTGACTATACCGGTAGGGACTTTGATATCGAGGAGCGGGTAGCAAAAATCTTCATTTCGGGTTCTCCATCAACAATGATATCCTTAAGGGCACTCCCCCTAGTTTCAGTAGCTTCTGTTGTGATAGAATCGTTCGGAACATCAGAAGAACTTATTGAAATATTTGACTTTATAATCACCAGTTACGGATTAAGGTTACTACGTACCTTTAAAAACTGTCTCATAACTGTCACATATTCCGGGGGTATCCCTAATACTACTGGATTATTGAGACGTGCTGCCCTTTTACAAACGGCATATGAGTATCAAAATAAAGAACACATCGGTGCTTCATATGTCAGCACAGAGGGTGGATCTGTTACTGTCCCCGAAATTTCCCTATTAAAGGAAGTAAAACGGGTACTGAACGGTGAATTACACCCATTGAAACTGTCATGATCGATGTAACTACAAGAAACCTTGCGGAAGTTACTGAATTCCTAAAGAATGCACCAGAAGAGATGTATGAAGGTGCCAAAAGGGAACTTTCGAGGTCTGCGTTGGTAGTTGAGAGTGAGACCAAGGAAAATGCAACAAATGATTTGACCGTTCGCTCCGGTAATCTACGACGTTCAATCATGTCTGAAGTCTCCGGCACAACTCTATCTACACTTTTCGCCACCACATACAGTGCAAGTGTGGTAGATGGAGCTCCAATAGCATACGCCCGTATACATGAGGAGGGAGGCAGGATAAAAAAAAAAAATGCGTATAAAAAGGTACCTGGTGGTCCTTATTTGAACATTCCCTCCCAGCAGAATAAAACCCCGGCGGGAGTAATGCGACTCTCCGCGAAATCTGTTTTTCAAGCTGGCGGTCATATTCAAGGAAGGGTTGTATATTTAGGAACGGTACCAATGTTTTTCCTAGTTAAATCTGTAAGGATACCTGCTCGACTCGGGATGGAAAAAGCGTTTGATAGAGAAATACCAACTTTACTGAGCAGATTAAAGGATATACTATAATGGTAACCCCCCTGAATTCTCCGATACTTGACGAAATAGAAGCACGTTTTTATAATGCTTCTGTGGAAAATGAGTATTCTGTAAGGTTTAAACGTATCAAACGTGCCCGCTTAAAACCCTTTAAGGGTCAAGATCTGCCAGCGATTAATTATTGGATGACTTCTCTTACCAGCGATACTACGAAATATAACAAGGATGAACGTTCAACTACACTTTTTGTGGAAGCTCACACGAAAGTTACAGAAACTCCATTCATTGACACCTGTGACATTCTGGCTTGTGATGTTGTAACCTCACTATATCGCACAACTTTAGCACCAAAGGTATCGGATGCTGAGGATGATGACCTTAAAGGGCTTGTTAAGCGATTTAAGTTTGCTGGTTACGATTATCAAATAGGGGAAGGCCAAAAACCATTTTGTGGTGTTCTCGTTCGATTTTCAATAACTTATTTAACCGTAACAAATAATATGTATTCATAAGGAGTTGTAATGGCAGATGCAGGAAAAGCAAAAATAATGTGTGAATTGGGGAAAACCCAGTTTACTCCCACTCTGGCTACTGATGCTGGAGACCACAAGGTATTTACGGTTACAGGTAAAACGATTTTCTCCATAGATGAGGGCTATGAATTGGAAGTTACACCCAATGGTGTGGCCTCCGGTAGAAATTTGATTACACCTCATGCTGATGCTGAAAAAGTTTCCATTGCTGCATGTTACGCCTATTTGGCTGGTATCAAAACCCTCATTCCCGCCACAACTCTTACAGTTGTACGGCCCACCACAGATGTTGCAGTTGTTCATAGCATTGCCATTACAGCCGCTGGTGCATATGAAGTAATAGCTGGTACGGATGGTGCAACATCTACTCCAGGAACAACACGGGGGGAAGCGGGAAGTCCTGTATATATCCCAGTTGATGAGGTTGAAATTGGACAGATTACCCTGACCTCCAGTGAATCCGGTGTCATTACCGCCGCTGAGATTGCACAAACTCCCGGTATTCAGCAAGAACGATTTGACTCCCCTGGATGGGCAATCAACTCAACAGGCGATGGTGACGATGCTGACAGTATTGCTCAGGCAAATGCCCATGTAGAATTCTCAGATGTCATTGGTGATGCACGTCACACGGGTGACACATACAAACCAGTTTATCTTGCTGGATATGCCCCCACACTCGTGGAGTTACAGGATACTTTCAATTTTGTTCCCGCGAAAAATACCCCCTCAACTTCCTCGAAAACTGTATATAACAGAACAGCAGGTATGAGTTCAAAATCCTTGGGAGCTGCATCATTCAGCATTTTACTCAATGATGGTTTGACAGATCCGATCATGGCCATTGATGACAAGAAAACGACGTTTAAGTTCTTCCCGAATCGTAACAAAACCGCATATTCACTAACCCAGGGCTTGACAGGTATCATTCCGTCTTATCCATCGGATAACTTCATTGAGGGTTCTGTTGCAATTGCTGCAGAAGCAAAAACCGTAGGATTCAGTGCATAGCTAATAACCTTATGGCAATAGCTGTAATGGTTGTTGCCATATGAAAGGAACACAGATGACAATTGATTACGAGGCATTAGAGGCAGCAAATGGTATTATGCCCACGAAAAGTTACCCTGTGCCACAGCTTAAAGCCTTTTTTGAAGACGATGAAGAACCTGTGTGGGTATGTAAAGCACTGACTGGGGAACAGCTCGCAAGGGTACAGGAAGCACCACAGGATGCCGAAAAAATCACAGCGATTGCTTCTGTATTGGCAAAGGGCAAAGGTGCAAAGTTCGTCAAAGAATTAAATGCCCTCATGGGTAACACTGATGATGTTCCAGACAAGTTAATACGAGTGCATCGAACGATACAATATGGGTCTGTCCCAGAATGCCCAGAAAATGTAGCAGTACGTCTCGCACAATTCAAACCAAACATTGCCTGGAACCTTGCAAAAGTGATAATGGACTTGACAGATGAGGGTGCGAATTTGGGAAAATAGAATGGTTATGGGGGCAAGAGGAAATTAGGAATATTATAATGCCACTATGCGATAAATCGGGAAGATTTTTGTATGAAGTGGCCCCACAATATTTTCCCCATAACCGTTGGACACAAACAGAAAAATATTTATGGGTAAAATACTACAAAGATAAAGAAATACGGCAAAAACGGACATTGCCTGC